TCTCCTTGGGTCTTCTGTCTTGGAACCGCTTCTGCGGATCCATAACATAAAAATCCAAGTCTGTCAAGCTTAGATCGACGGTTACCGTCCAACCGAACTGCTCCTCTGTTTTGATTGGATTCTTGTCAATGTTAGACAATAGGTCTTTCAGCATTAGGGCATACTGACAAACCGCCAGCGTATATATTGAGCTGGTGGCCAGGTCAACTACACCCCTGATCTTTCTGACCATTCGTCCAACCGGTACAGGAACAGGAACCTTCACTGGGTCAAACTTCAATATCTTCTGGAGGTCAGGCTCAATCTCAGTCAGTCGCCTTTCGATATGCTTTCGATTGGCTCTTGTAAGAACTGACTGGATCTCGTCCCTACCTCAAGTGTAATCTACCCCAACTTGGGCTGCTTGCATCCTGTAACTTCGGAGAGCCAATCATACTTTTGCAAGTTTGACGTTCTCCTTAGTGTGGACAGAAGAGTCCAGCTGGTCTAGATACGTGTCGAGATGCTCAACCGACAGAGGCTTAATGCCTCTAGAACCTCTGATCAGCTCATAAGCGGCATAGGTGATGTTTTCATGCATCAGCGCCTTAACTGGGGCGGGAGTTATCTCCCATCCTTCGTAAAAGCGTCTTTTACAGAATTCAAAACCAAACCTACTAATGAGCGTCTTAGCGTCCGAAGTCGGTATCTGCAACTCATCGAGAAGACGTTTATAGGAAACTGCAGCCATTTTGCCATATATCACGATATCGTCACCAAGCAACCGGTAAGTTACCCTCTTCACGGAGCGGTACTTCCAGTTCGCGAAGCGAACGAGATAGTGATGTGTAAGGCTAGCGGCAGCTCAGGAGGATAGAAGTCCCATGGGTTGGCCTCTCGTAAAACGGAGCTGCCTTCCCCGGTATTCTATTGGTTCACTCATTATCTGAACCCACCTGTCGGCGATCGCCGAACCATACAGGTGCTTCATAACTAGTCTCTGTAAAGAAACAGGTAAGAAGTCCGTAAAGTTCTTTAAATCGTAACAGAAGTATTCACCTCTTCTCTTACCGGACAAAGAGGCGAGAAACTCACAGGCCTCGTGGGAGGCATACGTGGCATCTTGCTCAATGCTTTTCAAAATCCTCATAAGATCCTCATGAAGGGTTAAGAGAGCATTTTGAGTGAAGAAGTCACCGATGGTAATATACCGAAGTTTGTTACCAGGTTCTCTAAGAACCGATAACCTTCTAAGGTACTTACCTCGGGGCGGAACCTTTTTCTGGTAATTGTCGTCCAAAAGCAAGTCGCTTAGAAACGTGCGACCTGTTAAGGTAAACATGTCCAGTACAGGCTCTCTTAATTGATTTTGGCTATACGCCATCCTCTCAAAAGGGATACTGTAAAAGCTCTGCCCGTATACTCCTTGAGCACCCGTGATTCTTACTTTTCTGCTGGGTAGTAACCTACTTTTGCGCTTGACCCTTAAAGGGTCGGTCTTTATGTAGGCGTCGAACTCGTCCAGAAGTTCCTGCTGGACGTTCGGCGAGGGTCCTTCTATCGTACTGAAGTCCTCCTTACACTGATGTGTAGTTTGGGCTAAGTAAAATAGTGACACAGTTTGGGCGAATTCCAGCCCTAGCCTACCGTTTTGATACGATATTTTATCTAACGGCGCTAGGACTGTTAATCTCCCTTTCCGGATCTTACCAAATGAAGGAATAGGCGGTTGACCACCTAAGGTTATGCCCTTGTAATAAGTGGCATATTCCTTATAGCGATTCACGGCCGCTTCTTCCCCTCTACTCAAACGAAGGTTGTGGAAAGATTCCAAGTATTTTCTAGCGAATTCCATTACGGAGTTTGGAAGATCATACACGATTCTGACCATTGCCATACGTTCAAGAAAAAGATCGATATCTACACTGAATCGAACTTTCTCGGAACGTCTTTGACCGACCGTTTTACGGATCGGTGCTCTCGCCCTTTTTGGGGGGTGCCCATCTGACTGTTTCCTAGTTAATCCTAAAGTCGTCATCAAGATTATCGAGGAGTAATACCCTTGGTAAACACGTATGACCAGCTGGATCCTCAGCTAATCTCCTTTCGGAGAGTGACTATAAACGAAATCGCTTATTGCCGTAAGCCGGGGCCCAGCTTAGTCAGCCG